AGAGACAACTAGATAATTTACATCCTGAGTTCTTAGATGGGACAGGATCGTACATTAACGAAGAACTTCTCGCTGTCAGATTTCCAGATCCAGATGAACTGGTTGACGATGACGACGAAGTATGATACAATAGTAAAAAAGTGACTTGATATGGCACCAAGAAAATTACCAAGTGATGCATTAGTGACTGAAATCCTTCAAAAAGTCTCCTCAGCGAAGACAAAGAAGGAGAAGGTAGATTTACTCCAAGAGTATAATCAAGATGCGTTACGTGCAATCTTAATCATCAATTTTGATGAATCTTTAAAATTTCTCCTACCAGATGGAGAAGTTCCTTTTACACCAAATGATGCTCCTGCAGGAACAGAGCATACTCGTCTAGTTCACGAATATCGTGGATTATACAGGTTCTTCAAAGGTGGCGATGCTTCTATTAAAGGTATGAAGAGAGAACAACTCTTTGTGCAGTTATTAGAGGGATTACACCAAGATGAAGCAAATATGCTAGTTGCTGCATGTAATAAGGATCTACAAGCAAAGTATAGAATTACTAAGCAAGTGGTATCTGAAGCATTCCCTTCAATTGAATGGGGAAATAGAGGATGATCTGGGAAAGCAACGAAGAGGTTGCAAAGGTAAAAGATAAGTACACTGTGACTATCTTACATCACAATTGTGAGAGATCTGCTGCCAATAATAAGAAACTTCCAACAAACGCATGTATAGTCCATTACCTAGACATGAAAAAGGGAGAAGAGCATTACTCAGATCATTATGATATAGTAATGGGTAGTAAAGTAAACATTTTCGATTGCTATTATGACAAAATCGGGTCAAGACACCTCAAAGACATCGGATTCTGCGGAGGAACAGTTTCTCCAGGAAATTTCGATACCAAAGCATATCTCGCGTCAAGCAAATGATCTCTTTAAACAGAAGAGAGAGAACCCAAAGGATTTCTTATTTGAAGCAGATCCTAAAGGTGAAGATATTGACGACCTAGCAGACGAGTTGTTTGAGGCTTTATATGATCACACAAATAAATAGTGATATAGAACTATTGGATCTTTTAAAAGAGAGCGAACGCACTGGGGAAACTCAGACGATGCGTTCATTTTTGCTCTTTTGGAATCAATATCCAATCAGGTCTAGTTACGTTATCAACGAATGGATTGGATTTAAAGTTCACCATGAAAGACAAAAAAGCAGCAAAAAAATTAATAAAAAGAGCAAAAGAACACCCTGATTGGTATACCAAGCAAGAAACATGGTATGCTAAAATGATTAAACATGAAAGTAAAATTGATAAGCGTAACTCCAGACGCAGAAAAAACGATGGGGTACGTGGCGAGAGTGAGCAACCCAAAGAACCAAAACAACCCAACGGTGGATGGTTTATTGGCATATTGCATAAAGCACGGTCATTGGTCGGTCTTTGAGCAAGCACATATGACAGTAGAGATCGAGACTACTAGAGGTCTTGGTGCTCAAATATTAAGGCATCGTTCTTTTACTTTTCAAGAGTTTAGTCAAAGATATGCTGACACTAACTTGTTAGCGGAAGAGATCCCTGTACCTGATCTTAGACATCAGGACACAAAGAATAGACAAAATAGTACCGATGACGTACCGAAGAACAAGAAGCAAGACCTCCAATACAAAATTGCTCTCCATTTTGTTGAAGCGATGGATCTTTACAACGAACTCCTCGCTTCGGGTATTGCGAAGGAATGTGCGAGATTTGTTCTCCCGTTAGCAACACCCACGAGATTGTACATGACAGGAAGTGTTCGGTCATGGATCCACTATATAGAGTTAAGAAGTGCTCACGGAACTCAAAAAGAACACATGGATATAGTGCATGAGATACGTCAAATCTTCAAACAACAGTTTCCTATCTGTAGTAAAGCAATGAATTGGGAGTACAGGTAATGCCACTTTATTCAGTTAAAAATTACGAAACAGGTGAGGAGCAAGACCTCAATATGACCATTTCTCAATATGAGGAGTGGAGGACTGCCAATCCCGAATGGGAGAAGAACTGGCAAGCAGGTGTAGCATCTGCTGTGTCAGAGGTAGGTGACTATCAGAACAAACTTCCTCAGGGGTTCAAGGATCGCTTGAACAACGTGAAGAAGCATCACCCTTACGCTAAATTCGACAAACTCTAGTATGCCCGTAAAGAGCAAGAAACAGCCAACGTTGGCTAACTTATCCACCAGACAGATGAGACGCAAACCTATCGGAACTGAACATCTATTAGACATCAAACCTCTTACTGATTCACAACAGAAAGTGTTTGATGCATGGGATAAAGCTAAAAACTTATTCCTATTTGGATGTGCTGGTACTGGTAAGTCATTCATTACCATATATCTGGCACTTCGTGATATACTAGACGAGAAAACACCTTATGATAAGTTGTATATCGTCAGATCGTTAGTACCAACGAGAGAGATTGGTTTCCTACCAGGCGACCATGAGGATAAAGCAAACCTTTATCAGATACCATACAAGAACATGGTTAGGTTCATGTTCGAGATGCCTGATGACCCATCATTTGAAATGCTCTATGCTAATCTTAAAGCACAGGACACAATATCATTCTGGTCTACGAGTTTCATTCGTGGAACTACCATAGATAACAGTATAGTCTTAGTGGATGAATCAGAGAACTTAAACTTCCACGAACTAGACTCCATCATTACACGTCTAGGAGTTAATAGTAAGATTGTATTTGCAGGTGACGCTGCACAAACTGACTTGACAAAAGCCCATGAGAAAACTGGTATCATGGACTTTAAAAAGATTATTGATGACATGGAAGAATTCGAGGGTATCGAATTTGGAATTGATGACATCGTTAGATCTGGTCTAGTCAAATCGTATTTGATTAGTAAGATGAACCTTGGACTTTAAGCACTTAAATTTACATAACTTTCCAGAGTTAAAAGCAACAACAACTAAACAGGGTAGGAGGTATCAGGTTGAGGATACTTTCTACCCTTCTGTCACAACTGTGATCGGACATTCTAAAAAGAAGTCTATCATGGAATGGAGAAATAGAGTTGGTGAGGAAGAAGCAAATAAGGTAACAAAACGTGCAACAACACGTGGTAATAAGTGCCACAAACTTGCGGAGTTGTACCTTAAAAACGAAGATATTAGTAGGTATAAAGACGACCCACTATCCATGGGGTTATTTTACCAGATCAAACCCCACCTAGATAGTATTAACAATATACATGCTCTCGAAGCACCCCTTTCTAGTAAGGTGTTAAAGTTAGCAGGTCGAGTGGATTGTATTGCTGAGTATAAAGGAGAACTTGCGATAATAGATTTCAAAACATCAACTAAGACGAAACGTGAAGAATGGATACACGACTACTTTGCACAAGAGACAGCTTATGCTATAATGTTTCAAGAGCTAACTGGTCTTATGGTCAAGAAGCTCGTAACCATTATCGCCTGCGAAACAGGCGAACCTCAATTATTTGAAATTTATGACAAGTTTAAGTATGCTCGCAAACTTAAAGGATACATTGATGCCTACCGAGAAGCATATGGCGAGTGGTAAGATAGATGAAGTCTTTGAAGAAAATTTTATGACTGCTGCGAAGTTCTCAGTAGAAATAGAAAAGATAGTCAAAGATAGTAGTCTCAATTATATCGAAGCTGTAGTACAGTTTTGCGAAGACAAGAATATAGAATTGGATGGAGTTAATAAACTTATCTCCAAACCATTAAAAGAGAAATTAAAATACGAGGCACAACGTCTCAACTTTATGAAGAGGACTTCAAGAGGTCTACTTAAACTATGAAGACTATTCAATTTCCCAATTTAGGGATCATTGAAAAGAAGTTAAGTACAGGAGAAATAGATTACCTTTGGAAGTGTATTGAGGATAAAGGTAATGAATATAAGTCTGCACTTGTTGGACACATAGAAAATAGTTACGAACTAGGTGGTGCTGATCATTTCTACGGAACAACAGTAGCACCAATGATCAATGAGTATCAGACAAAGTTTAATAATCTTGGAGAGAAGATCCCTACCACATCTGGACATCCTTATGTTATGTCACAGTGGTGGGTGAACTATCAGAGAGAGACAGAATTTAATCCTATACACAACCACAATGGTGTGTATAGTTTTGTTATTTGGATGAAGATCCCTACGAATTATGCAGTGCAGAGAGATTATATGTTTAATGACAGTGCTGTATCCAACTTTGAGTTTCAGTACATTAACATTCTAGGAGACATGGAATCGTTTACTTATTATATGAGTGGACATATGGAAGGAACTATGGTATTATTTCCTAGTAAGTTAAAGCACCAAGTGTATCCGTTTTATAATTGTAAGGAGCAGAGGGTTAGCATAGCAGGTAACATTCATTTGAAGACATGACAGGATTTGAAGTATACAAGATGTATCTCGCTCTGAAACTTCATTTTACTTCCAATACCTATGACTATTTTCAATATGGTGGAAATGCTAAGGCATCACAGGTTTCTTTTGACCAAAGAAAAGATAAGTTCTTTTTTGTCAAACTCTCAAGGAAGTTCAAGGACTTCGAGTTACGCGAATTTTTTGTCTCTAATTTAATCGCAGAGGACAAGGTATATCCTGCAACTCTGGTTAGAGAAGGTGCTAAGAATTATTCTGAGT